GCGGTAAGCAGTTTATACGATATAAAAGCATGATAAAGCCAGGCATTACACATTTCTTTTGTAGTAGAGCCTGTGCAAAAGAGCATCTAAGTGCTAAAATGACAAAGATGAATGAAGACCTCAATCCAACTAGAATGGATAACTTTTGGAATAGGCTTGCTGTTAGAGAAGGTCATCTTAGGAATAATACAGGCAAAGAGCATAGTTATCCAAAGATATTTGGAACTCATGCACATAGGATATTAGCCGAAGAAGTAATTGGAAGACCATTAAAGAAAGGTGAAGTTGTTCATCATAAAGATGGTAATCCAAGAAATAACTTAATAGATAATTTAGAAGTTTTAAGCTCACAAGTTGAGCACGCAAAGCTTCATTGTAAGAATGGAAGATTTTCATAATATGCTAACAGAAAAAGACTTACATGGTTACCAAAGAGCTACGGTAGAATTTATACTTACGCATCCTTATTGTGGAGTATTTCTTGACCTCGGCTTGGGTAAGACGGTATCAACACTGACAGCTGTAAACTATTTGATGTTTGACTATCTTGAGATTAACTCAGTATTAGTCATAGCACCAAAGCGAGTAGCTGAGTCAGTTTGGCAAGAAGAAGCAGAGAAATGGGACCACTTAAAGCATTTGCGCTTTTCTAAGATTATAGGTACTGCTAAACAGCGAATAGCAGCCGTTATGGAAACAAAAGCTGATATTTATATCATATCAAGAGATAATGTTGCATGGCTTTGTGCTTTGTATGGCGGGGGCAAATTACCTTTTGATATGGTAGTAGTTGATGAGCTTAGCAGTTTTAAGTCTTATAAATCAGAGCGTTTTAAGGCATTACGTGGTGCAAGGCCTTATCTTAAAAGGCTAGTAGGACTAACTGGTACACCTGCTCCAAATGGACTTATTGATTTGTGGCCTCAAATATATCTTATGGATAGAGGCGAGCGCCTTGAAAAGACAATATCCAGATATAGAGAAAGGTATTTTCGGCCAGGTCAAACGAATGGTCATGTCGTATATTCATACGATTTGATGAGTGACTCAGAATATCTAATACATAAGAAAATAGAGGATATTTGCATAAGCATGAAAGCCGATGATTATCTTGAAATGCCGTTTAGGACAGATAACTATATAAAGCTTAGAATGCCTGAAGCTCTAAAGAAGCAATACGATGACTTTGAAAAGAATAAAGTGCTTGACTTAATAAGTGCTGCTGAAACGATTGAGCAAGAAGACGAAAATGGCAATTCAGTATTTGTTGAAAAGCCTGTGGAAGTAAACGTAGTCAATGCCGCTGCCCTTTCAAATAAATTACTTCAATTTGCTAATGGAGCTATATATGATGAAGAAAGAAATGTGTTTCCAATTCATGATATTAAGCTTGAAGCTCTTAAGGAGATAATTGAAGATGCAAATGGCCAATCTGTGCTTATAGCATGGACCTATCAATTCGATAGGGATAGAATCATGGAATATCTTAAAAAATATAAGCCAAGAGAGCTTAAAAACAATAAAGATATTGAAGACTGGAATGCTGGTAAAATACAAGTTATGTTAGCGCATCCAGCATCAGCAGGCCATGGGCTTAATCTTCAAGCAGGAGGCAGTATAATAGTTTGGTTTGGGCAAACATGGAGTCTTGAATTATATCAGCAGTTTAATGCTCGATTATATCGACAAGGACAGCAAAATCATGTTGTTATAAATCATTTGATATTGCAAGGCACTCACGATGAAGATGTAATCAGAGCACTTAAAGCAAAAGATAAAAAGCAGAATGCCTTAATGAATAGCATAAAAGCAAAAATTGACAAATATAAAAAATATATGTAATATGGGAAGAAATGGTAAAAAAGCTCCAGTATTTCTGGAAATGGTAAAATTTGTAAATGACAATGTTGGTAAGGTTGTCAGCTCGAGCGAAATTCTACTTGGTAAAGAGCCAGGTAGAAACTCAGAAACCGCGTATCTTTATAAGTTTGTAAAACTTGGATATGTAGAGCCTGTAGACGATAATAGCTTTGTGAAAGATAAAACAGCAAGCTTTAAGGTGATAAAAGAATTTCCTAAGCATTACAATTCTGTTATGTTTATGGATGAACTGAGAGTAGCAAATGGGTATATACCAGATAATCGTAAACGTAAAGTATATTGATATGAAAGCAACAGATGTACAAATAGGTGGTAGCCATTATAAAGATATGGCTATGCAACCAATAGAACTTATAACTGCTTTAAGATGCTCTTTTATATTATGCTCAGTTAGCTATTCAGTTAGGAGATAAAAGAAGATGCAATGATAAAACTCTCTCTCTTAACATAAATAAGTTTATTATTAAAAATAAGCTAACAATATTTCAGCGGAGAATTATTACTCAAACTGCATATAATAATTATGAGCAAGTTATTCAATTTTGCAAAGAATTACTGCAAATAGAATATCCAGAAGAGCAATAAAATCTGGCCAAGTTAAGAAGTGTTAAGTGAGTGCATTTTATAATGAAAAAATTTTCTATTCTCGGAGAAAATTAGTATATTTGCATATCTAAATAAAGATAATAAAATGGACAAGAAAAGAACCTTTCAGCAAATAGCCAAAGATATAAAGTCAACATGGCTTAATGTATATTTTGGTGCTGTGCCTTACTTAGAGGCTATGCTAACACTTGATACTACAGACCCAAATGCTTCATATTATTATAATAAAGCAGGAGATATTGTCAGATACTTCTTAGCAAATGCTCAAACATTTAGAGGTGCTGACGCAAAAAGACTAAAAGCAGAATTAAAATCTATGTTATAATGCATGAGAAGATAATATCTTTGCTTGAAGAAAACAACAGCTTACTGAAAGAGATTTTAGCTATGTTGAAGAAATTTGATAGCGAAGAATATCAATCCGAACAAGATGTAAGGCAGTTTACAATAAACGTATCTGCCAATGCAGTATACGAGCTACTGAAAAATAACAAAGAACTTAGAGATAAAATTAAAAGCAGTTTTAACTTATGAACATCTTAGAACAAGCAAACAAGATTGTAAATGAACGCTCAGAGGAAAAAGAGCGTCAATACGGACCATTTCAGGCATCAATGGAAAAAGCAGCAGCTATTTATAATTTGATGTCGCCAAAAGACCAGCAAATTACAACAGCTGGAATGTATAGAGCAATGATTGCTCTTAAGCTATCACGTGAGGCATATAGCCACAAAGAAGATAACTTGCTTGATGCAGTTGCTTATATGGGCGCATTAAATAATTACCTTGAACTTAATAACTCAAAATGATATGACACAGAAAACAGATTTTGAAGATATAAAAGCTGAAATTCTTAATCGTGCTAAAGCAGCTAAAGCATGTACTGAGCAATACAGCCGAGCGTATAAATCTGAAACACTTCAAGAATTATGCAGCATTATTAAAGACAATTTTAATTGGTACTTTAACAACAAAGTTATTACTTCTAACTTGCTAATGCAACATCGTGAGGATTTTGCTCAAAATGATATATTTATCAACATTTCGGTTCGGTCTGGGTTTCTTTTGTGCGACAATGCCACAGTAGAAGCATGGGGTAATGCCACAGTAGAAGCATGCGGTAATGCCACAGTGAAAGCATGCGGTAATGCCACAGTAGAAGCATGTGACAATGCCTATTGTACTTCACACTGTATTATAGAATGCAAATTATCTAACAATGCTATTTATAGAGTAAAAAGCACAAATACTGTGTATTATTCATCTGACAACATAAATTTTATTAAACAATAATTATGGCAAAAGTGTATAACACAACAGACCTCAGACCTGACCAGGCCTTTGAGCGTCACGTATTCCACAGAGACCAATTTGCGCATTATCTGCGATGGACTCATATCTTGAAAGAAGCCAAGATTGGTGAGTCCATTGTTGATTTTGGCTGTGGAGCTGCTAACTTGCTTAAGGTATTATACAGAAACAAGTTTAAGCAGAAAGAATATATCGGTATCGATATTCGCGAAAAAACAATTCAAGAGGCAGCTGAGAAGTATGCCAATGTACCTTGGGCTCATTTCTATGTTGCTGACCTTGTTAAAAACTACATGGATTTCAGCAAGTTTAATGCTGACAAAGTCTGCGCTTTTGAAGTGCTTGAGCACGTTGGCAAACAGAATGCAGATGCATTTTTGGAGAACTTTAAGGCTTGTGGCAATAATAACGCTACTTATTACCTTTCAACTCCAAACTATGACCCATCTGTAGGAGCAGCTGGTAATCATACTTATGACTCAGGTGATGGCCGTGGAGTTGATGTGCAAGAGTTTGACCATTGGGAACTCGAAGGCATATTGTTGAAGCATTTCAACATAGTAAAGAAGTTCGGTACATTTGCTTCAGCTAAAGACTATAAGCCACTGATGAACGATTGGCAACAGAAAATGTTTGATGCTCTTAAAGAGTATTATGACTCAAACCTCATTGCCAATATCATGGCTCCTATGTTCCCAGATGCTTCACGTAATACTCTTTGGGTATTAAAGCGTAAGCCGGGAGATGTAAAAGTTGCTCCTAAAGCCACTAAGCAACCAAGTTTATTCGATGACGATTTAGTGTAACAGATATGAAGATAAAAGAAGCTTTATTAAAACTCAATGACTTTTGCAATGCAAATAGAATTGAGTATATGGTAACAGGTACAACTGCTCTGGCTATGCTCGGAGTTCCGTCTAATCCACAGAATATAGATATAAAGGTATTTCATTTGAAAGAAGAGCAGGAAGTAAAGTTAAAAGAACTTCAATTCCTGTCTGACCTTGGGAATGAAAACTATGAAGAAAGCACGTGTTACTCATTTGTAATCGGTGGAGTCAAGATAAATGCTATCATTGACAAGACTGAAAGCTACGATGAGATTATATCCAAAGGGGTAGTATTGGATATAATCGATATAATCGAAGAGTCTCATGCAAAACATCATCTTATAAATGTTCAGCTAGCAGCTCTCGTCTTAAAAGATAAGATGAAGCTCAGAAGAGATAAAGACAAAACATATATGTTGAACTTAATTGCTAATTTGGCATCATTATGAAAAGTTTAATTTCAGTAACTCCAAGAGAGTTTAAGCGCAACTTCAACGAAGTAATGGAAATGTGCACAGATATGTGCATGACAACCAATCAGGAGATTGTTATCACTGTTCCTACGAGCAGAAAGTCAAATACTCATGCAGAAATAGCCAAGCTTATTCCTGTAGAAGGAGGTATTAAGTATGAGTACAATAAAGAACTTATGGATAAGCATGGCATTAATGCTTCTAATCCTAAGCTTTCAAAAATTGGAGCTATCATGACTGATGCTTTTGAAAAAGAAGGAGTTTACAGCCTTATAAGTCCAGAAGTTGAACATAGACTTGCTAGAGCCGTAGAAACAGCAGCTAAGGAACTTGTTAAAATAGTGTAGTCATGAAGTTTGCAAAAATAAGAAATGTAAAGTCCCCTGTTCGTGGGACTGGTAAAGCAGCAGGAATTGATTTTTTCGTTCCTAACTTTGGCAGTAACAAAGGCTTTATCGTAAATCCAGGAACTGATGTTTTAATACCATCAGGTATTAAGATGGAAATTCCAGAAGGATATATGCTTATGGCAGCCGATAAATCAGGAGTTGTAACTTCTAAATGGGCTTGCCTTGGAGCTGGTAGAACACCGAAAGCAGAAGCATTTGAGAGCATTGTTATCCTCGGGGCCAAGATTGTAGATGAAGATTACCAGGGTGAAATTCATATACATGTTGTTAATGTCGGCAAAGCCAAGGTCCACATTAAGCCAGGTATGAAAATAGCACAATTTATTCTTGTGCCTGTATCGTATGAAGGCCTTGAAGAAGTTTCTGAGTCAGAGCTTTTCAGCCGTTCATCTGAGCGTGGCGATGGAGCACTCGGGTCTACTGGGTCATACTAAGGATTGATTTTCACATTATTCTCGCGCGCAATATCGCGCTTTAAGTACATGAATGATTGAATAATAATGGAATAATAGACGTGCTCTAGAACGCGCGAGAATATATAAACTTTAAGCACATGAAACAGCTCAAAAAGAAAACAGTTGAAATTCCACAAGCCATTTATACAGACCAATTTCTCAGATTTGTGGCCATTTATGCTAACAGGTTTAAAGCCACAAATGGATATGGTAGATGGCTTGCTGAATATAGACGAATGGATGAGCATGGATGGTTTAAGCCAGAAAAGTTAAGAGAGCTTTATATAGATATATTAAAAGATACAAGTACTTTATCTTATATATACTGGGATGCGGTACATTATATTTGTATACAGGCTCTTGATGCTGCTAAGGCTTTTGCTTCTGCAAACTCATTTGATGTTAGAGTTATAACTGGTGAAATTGCAGTAAATGATGATAACGAAGAACTTACAGGCTTATCTATGGAAGAAGCAATAAGTATTTGCAATGCCATGAATGAGGAAGCTGAAGAGTTGTTGTTTAGAGTTTATAACAGTAGCACCAATAAAATAGTTAAATGATATGGCAACCATAGCTGAAAATACACTAATAATAGACAGCCATAATGATTTAGAGGCTGAAATGTGTAGATACAATTGCCATACTAAAGAAGAACTTGAAGAACTTCTTTGGTATGATTATGGAGCAACTCTAGTATTAACTTATGAACATGAAGAGACATGAATATAGCTTATAAAAATGCTACTGAGGCTTTTGAAGACCTATATGCTTTTATTATGGGCCAAGGAATAAATACTAATGTTGGAACAAAAGCTGTTTACAATGTTGGTTTTTATTTACTTAATCCTCAGCAACGCATCATAACAACAGAATGGCGTAAATTTAGCGAACGATACGCAGAGCGCGAATATGCCTGGTATATGTCTGGAGATAGGAGTGTAGCTGAAATTAAAAAACATGCTCCTATGTGGGATAAAATGCACGGTGGAGATAACATTGTCAATTCTAATTACGGTTGGCAATGGACTCGCAATGGTCAATTGGCAAAGTGCATTGAACAGCTTAAAGAGAATAAAGATACTCGTCAAGCTTGGTTTACTATATTTGATGGCAAAGAAAAAGATGACTATAAGTATGATACGCCTTGTACATTATCAGTCGGATTTGATATTAAGCCTCAAATAGGAACTCTTGATATGTGCGTAACTATGCGAAGCAACGATTTGGTTTATGGTTTTTGCAATGACCAGTATTGTTGGACAAAGCTTCAACAGTTAGTTGCAGATGAGCTTGGTGTGCCAATAGGTACTTATTACCATTTTGCTCATGATTTGCATATATATAAGAGACACTTCGATATGCAAGAAAAGTATTATAAACAACAACTTAAAAACTTATAAAAAATGAAGCTGGAAGATTTGAAAGTTATTGATATTATTCAAATGCCTCAGTTTGAAAAGCATATTGAGGCTTTGATTAAGGACTTGTACTTAACTCGTACGAAGATTATGAATGAACATCCAGATGTTCAATTCAAAAGAGGTCCCATTGAAAGATTACAAGAGAAAAAGGTATTTGGGCCTAAAGCTCTTGCTGCTCTTTACGCGAAAATAGTCGATAAGGCTATAAATACAAGCGAATATCCTTCTACGCTTAGAACTTTTATTAAAGGAATAGGTGATGAAGCTTTTCATAGAACTTATGTTGAATTAAATCAAGCAGAAGATGAACAACCCAATAAGGGAGATAATAAAGAGCAATCTGCAGAAACTAAGCAAAGATGAGTTAGTTGATGCATTGACCGATGTTTATATGGCATGCCCTCCATTTAGTATAGCGAATATGCTAAGTAACGTACAAGAAATAAAAAGTCCTATAAAAGAAGCTATAAACCAGCAGGCAAATATGCAGCGCATAAATGCACAATTTGCAGAAATAAAACAACCGTTAAGTATATTAGAAAAATAAAAAAATTATGGAAATAACATTGCATGAGATATTAGCATTGGTTCTTTTTGGCTCAGGAATGTTTAGCTTGGGTATGAACGCAGGAAAGTATTTATATAAAAAAGGATTATGGAAATGAAAAAGGTACTTAAATTTTTATGGAGATGTGTAGGTGTACTTTATTTCCCTATATATCTATTGGCCTGGGTATTGCATAAAATAGCAAGGCTCATGCTTGCAATCGCATACTTTGGATTGCTTAACAAGCAAGCTGGAAAAGATATAATCAAGTCATTATTTAAGTGGCATGGAAGATATTAAGCAATATGGAGACTTAACCGAAAAGGAACTCTTTGAATTTCTCGATGAAATTAAAAGCGATGATGAGGATATTCAAGAGGCTCAATCTGAGGCGATTGAAAAAATTACCTTGGAAGAAGAGCGTGTTGAATTATCTGAAGAAGAGCAGGAAAACAGAGAGATTGAAGCTAGATATGGAGATAAAATGCCATGGACAGGCTTAGGTCCAAACAATTGCCAAGGTGTAAAACTGTTTGGACCTGAGGGACAGCGCAGAGCTGCAATGGCTAGCATAGAAGCTAAAAGGAAAAAGTCTCAACGACTTAAAGAAGACAGAATACGTATTCAGCGTGAAGCTTTCAGGCAAGAATATATACGCCTGAGTGACCCTATAGGAAATGAAAGGATTAAGCTGTTAGTTTCATCACTTGTTAAAGAACACACAAGAATGGTTGATAAATACTCAACTTATATAAACAAGCGATTAACTACTTTACTTAATCCTTTTATTCCACGTAGGTTAAGAATATGTAAAAGCTTATATCCTGACTCAATTCGTCCATGCCCTGGCTTTTTATATAAAGCAAGTGAGGAATATGGTGCTGGGTTAACTTTCTGGGCAATGCCTAATATTCCATATTACTTTGCTCAAAATACAGAGCAGAAAGTTCTTATGGAGCATAAATCACCATTCTTGGTAAATGTGGACCAGTCCATAAAGTTCTATCATGAGCATCTTAAAAAAAGAGCGGACAAAGAGCTTAAATATGCTTCTTTAATATACCAAAAAGGCGTATATTCATACTTTGACCTGTTAAGGCTTAATCCATTTTGGTATGAAGTTTTATATAATGATTTGCAAAACAAGATTAAAGAAATGGTATGAAAAGTAATAACACTAAATTAGCATTGCCAAGAATTTTAATCTATCAAGATGAAGACTGTAAAATCCTGGTAGATTATTTGGTGTATAACGGCTTTCAAGTAATAACCTCAACTGAGAATGATATACTAATCAAAATCAGAGAAAAGAATTATGACTTATGCATATTAAGCCATTATAAAACAACAGATGCCTCTATGAGGCTAAAGCCATTAAAATTTTTGCGCAAATCAGATGATAAAATACCGGTAATAATGGCATCAGACAGGGCCCGATATGAATATGTTATTGAAGCATTTGATGAAGGCGCAGATGATTATGTTATAAGACCATATAACATTGAGGAGCTTATAAGAAGAATAAAAGCCGTTCTAAAAAGATGTGGTGTGCGAGTAAGAAGTATAGAGCCATCTTATGAGATAGGCGATTACCTGTTTAATACAGTAGATAAAATTCTTACTATAGGCAATGTAAAAACACAGCTTAATAATAAACAAAGCCAAGTTCTTGCTTTATTATGTGCCTATAAAAACGAAACATTACCCAAGAAAATACTTATGCAACAAGTATGGACTGATGATAACTACTTTAATAAACGTAGCTTAGATGTCCATATATGCATGCTGCGAAATATGCTTAAAATGGATAACCGAGTAGCTATAGAAACCATACGAGGAGTCGGTTATTCTCTCGTTATAGAAGAAGATGAAAGCTTAATGTAAAAAAGGCAGACTACTTTTTTGTAGTCTGCCTTATATTTCTCTCGTTCACTTGTTAAGCTACGCGTTTCTTGAAATTCTTCAAAAAATACAGGCTCATTTTTCCTGTCACAAAATCCTCATCTTGATTGCCTGTATGAAAACACTTAAGGCCATATTTATTGGTATAAACCTTAAAATCACCACGTAATTCTCTCGTCCCAGTTTGGTTATTAAACCACCACACTCTAATATGATTTGCATCAAGCCATTTTATTTGCTGCTGAATATATTTAGTAAGGTCCTCATATTCATCATAATCGGCTTGGTCTTCAACATACGGAACAAAGGTGCATTCTATAAGGTCTGAGTCATCAACCGCTTTCCAATCATCTTCTATATAAAAATTATTGGAAAACATTTCAGATACCTCATTGGCTTCTTCCAAATTGTCTTCGTCTAATGGCTCTTCACCATAATACAAAAAGCAAAAAGCATCATTTGATATTTGCAAAGTCTGCTTTTTGCTGTAATCTAAAACAAAATTGCTCATTTATTCTCCCGTTCTATAGTTTCACGATATTTCTTCTCAAGCTCCGCTATTTCATCTAAAGCAGCTTGAGGCTGAACTAATTGAACAACTGTTGGCAGTTCATTTCCTTCTTGCATTGCTTGAACTGACTGGGAGCCATCAAGCAAATTCTCTTGCTGTACCTCTTGGGTATTCTCTTGTTCATTTATTTCCATATTGCAATTATTTATTTTTGTTCAACATTTCTCTCGTTGGGGCCTTGTGATATTCTCTCGGCCATTTCCTCTGTTAACTCCTGTACAACACTCGGGGTCCAATGTGGACAATTGCTGCATAGTCCACTGTGCACACGAGCTACACAGCTTGTACACTCAGGCATAAGCTGTTTAATCATAATAGCCATGCGGCTTTTATGTGTTCTAGTGTGTAACATTTTTAACAGTTTTACTTTTGTTCTTTTATAGGCTAAAGTACAAAATAATCTTGATATAAATCACTGTTTTACAGACTTTAACATAAAAATTTTCACTGATTTATTGCGGCTTTAATATAAA